ACGTGGTCTGCTAATACAAGGTCGGTAAAGTCAACCTTGGTAGTAAAGCCTTTGACACCTGCGGGATACGAAGCGGGCATAATTATTCTCCTAAACGACTAAGGTCAATTTTGACGTTAAACACGGAGTTTGACTCCCTAAACAACCTATGAATGACTGTGACTGGTACTTGCTTTTCCAGTCATTTGAGTCTCAAGGGTTGCAACTTTGCCTTCTAATACAACAATGCGTGATTGATGGTCTTTTAAAGCAGCAGCCATGGCTAGTAAGGTGGCAACTAAATCAATCTCTGTAGTCCCATTTGCTGTGCGTTCTGTTTTAAAATAAGGGGTCAATCCTGTTAAAGAAACTGAGTCGGCTAAAACTTTAACATTTACCCGTTTACCCGTTTTGGGTTTTCCAAAGTTACCACTCCAAATTGGGTAGCCTGGGTCTCCTCCTTCAAAAGCAACCCACACACCTTCACCTACATCAGGAACTTGTGTTTTAAGGCTTGAGGTTTCTAAAGGCCATGCCCAATTTAATTCTGCATCGCCAAATAATTGAGGAACCTTACACTTTATTCTTCTGTGACCGTCAGTGTCCTTAATGTTTGTAACAACACCTCGGTAAGTTCCTGTGTACTCATTATTCACTATAAGACCTCAAGCACCACATCTGGTTCTGCAAAAGTAAGTATCTCATTTGCTAGAGCAGTAATAGATGCTAAACTCGGGGTTCCACCTGTCTTATAAACAAAACGACATTTAGCAAACTTTACACCTTCAACAGTTTGTAGAACAGATTCGATGTTTTGAACAGTTAACTCTTGACCAAAATCAACAAAGTTATAAGAGTAGTTCTCAACAATGGTTGCCTTTATAGCCTTCTCAACAACTGTAGCACTAAACTCTGGTTTTCTTGTGTATTGGATATTCATTGTTACAGGAACATACACAGGTTTAAAAATACTTAGAGTTGTTCCAACAAGCATTTTATCTGCTAAAAAGTTTGCAACATCTGTTTTAAGTAAGTTCCACTCAAGAGTTGCTGTTGGTACGGTGGCAATAATTTCAACACCAGGCGTAGCATCAAAGTCAGAAAAATCACGATAAGGAGCAATATACAAAGTCACCGCAGTAGCAGAAGTTCCAACTGCTTTTGCTTTTCCACAGTTTTCCACTGACAAGGCTAGGTTTTCAAAATCATCTAAAGTTACTGCTCTATTTTGAGTACGTAAAAACAAAGGAGCAGCGTAACGAATAGCATCATTTGCTTCTGGCTCGTTACCGCCAATAGCACCTTTAGTATTGGCTACATCTATCACACCGTTTAAAGCAGAAACCTGTGTTTGTGAAAGTCCAGGAACTCGAGCAATATCAATTAAAGTACCACTTGGAATATTGCCTGAAATACCTCCGCCTACAACAAATTTTGCTCTAATTGCTGACTGGTATGTAGGTATTGCTCCTGAAACACCATCTCCAAATATTACAATTACTTCGTTATCTGAAGTTAAGCGTGTTGTAAATACAGCATCATTTGCACTGTAATCGATTAAGTGGCTTACTCTTTCCCATTTTTTCCAAGCAGTTCCGCCTTGAACGTATACCTCTACACTATTGGTAACAACTGGGAACTCTTCTATAATAAACGTTTGGGTTGTCTCTGCATCAGATGTGCCTAAAAGAACACCATAAACGTCATTTGCTTCAATAGTATTTAACTCACCTTGATAAGCCAAAACCGTTGCTTCACCACGTGCAGAATTAGCAAATGGGGGAACAACAAGGCTATCGGTTGTTGTAAAGGTAATTGTTTCTACAGTATCGTTAGAAATAACTTCCCCAGAAACGCGTGTTTCTGCTGGAATAGTGACAGCAGAAGAAGAGTTGTTATAAAAAGTCACGTCAACCGAAGAATTTTTATACCCAGAAGGAATATATCCATAGGTTTCTGCGATTGCTAAAATACTTTCGCGTTGAGTTGCTGTTGCTAAAAAAGATTCATTGGCAATACGGTCAATGTAGTAGTTTGCAATATCTCCAAGTTGTGCAAATGCTTCGGCTAAAACTACGCCAAAGTCACTGTTGTCTGCACCATTCCACTCAGGAATTCGTTCTTTGATGCGGGCAACCAACTCTTCACGAAGGGCTTCGTAGTCTCTACTTGTGTAGTCAATTGTTATTGGGATTTCATTAATTGCCATTAGATGTTCTCCTGATACTGAGGTTGTTTGTTGCCAATACTGACAAGAGCAATGACAGTACTTTCTACCTTATCGTTTGGTAATGAGTAGGTAATTATAACTTTAAGAGACCCATTTGCATCGTCGTTCTCAAAAGAAGTTTCTAAAAGGGTTAGCAAAGGGAGGAACGTTATAAAAGCCTGTTGAACTTCAGACTCCATATCCCCTTGGATACCGCTTAATCCGTTCATCCATTGATTAGCAATCTTTGTTCCAAAATTAGGGCGATTAACTCTTTCACCAAACATGGTGCCAATTACAGAGGTAATTCTGTCAGCCCAAATTTTGCTAGGGTCCACAGTACTTGCAATATTACCATAACTATCTAAGCGCATTGGAAAACTTATTGCAGTTTCGTAAGCCATTGTTAACTCCATCTCCCAGTTGAGGTAGTTGCTTTTCCATTAGTAAACAGAATTGTTGGTTTTTTATACGAGGGTTTCTTTTTTGTTGCGGATTGGTTTTTTAACTTAGCCTGTATGTTTACACTTGGAGCATCAGCCTGTGAATTAGTTTGAGCCTTTTGCCTAAAATTTTGGTCCTTACCATCACTAAGTAGAGTTCCTTTGCATTGATACACGCCATTAACATTTAGATAATGTGTAACTTTCTGCACTAACCAATAACCGTCTGCATCTCCCATTACTCCCCTAACCTCTACTAAAGAATTTGGAAGTATTCTTGGGTCACCTTGGCTTTTAAAATTGGCAGGGAGATTAAATCTTGCTTTAGCAGCCTTTGCTTTAGCACTAGACTGTGAAACTTCTGCGGTATTAGAAACCACCTTAGTTAACTCTTGGTTAAAAATAGGTTCAGGTTTAGACTTTCTTACTTGTTGTTTATTTTTCGGAGACTCTGTACTTGTAAAAGATAACGCTTTAATTGGGTCAACACCCCTAGTAATTTTAAAAGAATTATTAGGCAAATCAGGGCTTTCTAAGTATTCTCCGTATAACGGAGTAAATTTATCTAGCGTTTGCTCTTCAAAACTAGAGAATTTTGGCATGAAGGTTTGCTCTTGATACAAAATAGGCATACCACCAATTGATTCGGAAACAATTTCGTCTATTGTTCTAAAAAGAAGGGTTTTTTCTTTTATAGCAATAGTGTAGCCACTGTCTTCGGCTAACCTTTGTAAGAATTCCCAATCACTTTCTCCTTGTTGCGTGATTTGAGAGTACCTAACGGGATGACCACTAACTACTGCCTTTAGCCCATTTCTTTTTGCAACGATTGAGACTACTTCACTAATTGTTTTATTTGTTAAAACACCAGACCTTGATTGTTTCATTGGAAAGGTTAACCCCATACAAATAATTTCTACTTCTTTGCTCGATTGAACAGCGTGGGTTCTTTGAATTGCATAAACAACCCCGTAAAAAGTTCCCCGTATTTTGTTAGATGTTCTCCAATTAACAACTACTGGGGATTGAGTTTTTAACCCTTTTAACATAGCCACATTAAAGTTGGTAAATTCTAGAGTAAGAACATCGTGAGTGTTAATTTTTTGCTCTAAAGTCATGTTGTCAGCAGAAAATCCAAAGGTTGGATAGTCAGGAAACTCTACAAAGAAAGAGTTATGTTCACGTGAAGAATACTTTTGGTTATAGGACATGAACTGGAATCCTTAACTGTTGACCTGGAACTAATTCAAATGGGCTGTGTAGGTCATCGTTATAATCCATAATAACCCACCAAAGACGAGAGTCACCCAAAAACCTACTTGCCAACATATCTAATCTGTCACCGTCTACCCAAGAGTAATAAAACACGCCAGAAACATTGTTAGGAAAAACACGGTAAACACCAACCTCAAAACTTGCTTTTACGGGGTGGTAGCCTTTTAGTAAAAGGCCATCAACGTATCTACTTGATAGAGGAATCATCTTTAATCCTTAACCATTGCATCATGAAATCTTGCCATTGTCAGAACAACAGTGGTTAATGTTGGAACCATATTTTCAGTGA